TTAGCAATCCTTTCTACAAAAAGGGAATTGGACTATGAAGCAAAGAAGTTTAATGCAGCCCTACAGGGTGTAGATTTAGATGAGCAGACTGGCAAGAGTAATGCTTGGGAAGATCTTAAGGCCAGAGTATTTAGTAAAGGACAAACTAAGGATTCTAATGATATTTTATCTTTGCAAGGTCAAAATGCACAAACAGCAGGATTTGGAATAGGGTTGGGCTTAGATTACGAAAAGATAGATTCGTAATTTGGCTCTTTGTGATATAATTAGTTAAGTCAATAACGGAGGAATAAATGACAACTACAGTACATGAAAAAGAAATAGTGACATTAGTTGATGGGACAGAAATTGAATTGCGTCCATTAAGCATCGCACTACTTCGTAAATTTATGAAAACATTTGATAAAATCGCCAAGGTTGCGGATGATAATGATAAGTCAATGAGCGTTTTAATGGAATGTGTACAAATTGCACTTCAGCAATACAAGCCAGAATTGGCGGAAGATCTGGCAAAACTAGAATCTAACATCGACCTTCCAACGGTCTATAAGATTGTAGATGTTGCTTCAGGTATCAAGTTAAATGAAAGCCCATTGGGTATTTCAATTAATGCAGATGTCTAATTTATAAAATAAAGAGGTGGAAATGAATGAGTGATGTTAATGCTAATATTAGCGTTAATATCGACACGTCTGCTGCTCTTGCTGAACTAAAGAGTTTACAGCGTCAGATATCTCTTTTCCACTCTTCAATTGCAAAGTCTAGTGCTTCTGCTTCTATTGCCCAGCGTCAATTACAACAAGATTTTCTTAATTCTGTAAATGCGACTGGGCAATTTGCTGCACAAATAAGAACAATCAAAACTGCTGCAGAATCTTTTAGCACCTCCCTTGAAAAAAACAAATTCTCAATGCGAGAATATTTTAGATATGGTATAGCATCATCTAAGTCATTCGGTAAACTTTTTAGAACTGAATTTGATACCATCAATAGAGTCGCAGAAGAGCGTGTTCGCAAATTACAAACACAATATATAAAACTTGGCCGAGATGCCTCTGGCGCAATGAAGGCAATTTCTATTACGCCTTTGTCTATGAATATGAACGATTATTCAGTAAAGACAATGATGGCAGCGCAAAGACAGCAACTCTTCAATCAGTTGCTTGCTCAGGGTACAACCAATCTAATTAACTTTGGTAAGAACACTCAGTGGGCTGGTCGTCAGTTGATGGTTGGTTTTACAGTACCACTATCTATTTTTGGATCAACGGCATCTAAGGTATTTATGGATATTGAACAACAGGCATTAAGATTTAAGCGTGTGTATGGTGACTTAATGACAAGTAAAACAGAAACAGATACAAATCTTCAAATGATTAGAGATCTTGCTTCTGAATTTACTAAGTATGGGGTTGCTATTCAAGACACAATGGCAATTGCTGCGGATGCAGCAGCAGCAGGTTTTCAAGGTGAAAAATTACAAGAAACAGTTCGACAAGCCACCAAACTTAGTGTTCTTGGTGAAATAGATAAACAACAAGCATTTCAAGCAACCATCACACTTCAAAATGCATTTAAGATGAGCAATAATCAACTTGCTGAGTCTGTTGACTTTCTTAACGCAGTAGAAAACCAAACAGTTGTTTCGCTAGATGATATTACCCAGGCAATTCCACGTACCGCACCTATTATTCGTGGTCTTGGTGGAGACATAAAAGACCTTTCAGTATTTATGGCTGCAATGCAAGAGGGTGGCGTTGACGCTGCTTCAGCAGCAAACGGTTTAAAGTCAGCACTTGGTTCTTTAATTAACCCAACAAAAGCAGCAAAAGAAATGCTTGCTGGTGTTGGAATAAATCTTAAAGAAATGACTGAAAGAAATCAAGGCAATATAATGCGTACAGTTCTTGAACTTGGTAATGCATTAAAGGAATTAACTCCACTAGCACGTCAAAGAGTTTTAGAACAATTATTTGGTAAATTCCAGTATGCACGTGTTGGTGCTTTGTTTGATAATATCGCCAAGTCTGGATCTCAGGCACAAAGAGTAATGGAACTTGTTGGTATGTCTGCACAAGACCTTTCACGTATTTCACAACAAGAATTAGCGTCAATTGAAGAAAATAGCATGACCAAATTTAAGGCTGCAGCAGAAGCCATGAAAAATTCTATTGCGCCTGTTGGTGAAATATTTGTTAAAGTTGTTACTCCTATTCTTACTTTCATTACAAATTTAGCAGATAAGTTTAATGGACTATCTGATCATACTAAGAAGGTTATTGCTGTAATTGTTACAATCTTTGCAGGAATCGGACCTGTCGTTTTGATGCTTATAGGTTTGTTTGCCAACTTTGCTGGTCAGTTTATGAAGATGTTAGGAATGATTCGTAACGGATATCTTAGACTTACTGGTGGATCAAAGATATTAGGTGAGCAAACTCAATATTTAACGGATGAACAATTACAGGCAGAAGCCGTAGCGCACTCGTTGGATCAAGTACATGCCAAATTAACACAAAGATTTGTTGTAGAAGCAGATGCCGTACTTAATTTAAAGAATGCATATTTGCAAGCGATAGCAGCATCAGAGCGATTTGCTATAAACAATCCAGGTATGATGCTTCCTCAATCAAGACGTGGACCAAAGGGATATGCTAGTGGTGGTGTTATTTCTGGTCCTGGTACTGGAACATCAGATTCAATTATTGCAAGGGTTTCAAATGGAGAAGCAATCATTCCTGCTGCATCTGTTGCAAGAAATCCAGATCTTGTAAATGCTCTGGTTTCAAATAGTATTCCAGGATTTGCCACAGGACTTGGAACATCATTACAAACAATCGGTACAGTTCTTGGTGGAACATTTGCATCACGTAGATATTCACCAGTAGCAATGATGGCACCAGGTAATACTCCTGGTGGCTTTGGTATGGATAGAGAATGGTTACAAACATCAGAGCAAGCCAAGGCTTCTTTTGCTGCCTCACTAAATACAATGATGATGTTTGAAAGCGATGTAAAAGCAACACAATCTAACTATCATAAGTTCTCAACACAATTTAGAGGAATTAATGATCAACTATTTGATTTATTCAAGGGTGGCATAACAGACGATATTACGAACATCTCTCAAGTTGGAGAGCGTCAATTCCCAATAATGGCAGACCACATTACTTCTATGGCACAACAAGGAAAACTTTCTGCACAAGAAGCAGAAAGACTTACCAATGCATTACGTAAGTTAGTTGCACCATTGGAAAGTGATTTAACACAACAAAATATTCAGAGAGTTGAACTTGCTATAAATGAGGCAGGACAAACAGTTGTTAAGAGAGCAAGTACAGAAAGATCTGGCCAAACACTTAAGCCAAGAGTACGTGCCAACTTCTTAAGAGAACTAGCATCTCGTGGAATGGATGCCCCAACTGGATATCCACAAGATTATCAATTTGCACACATTCCTTTTTCAAGGGCTGTAAGTCGTTTTGTTCCACCATTCTTACGTAAGAAAGCAGGTGCAGGATCTGCTGCAGAACAACGTGTAATGCAGATGATGAATGAGGGACAAACATTTAAAGAAGGCCAAGTTATTCTTGATAGAAATGGTCAAGCACTTGGCGAGGCTGCAATTCATGGTACAGCAGTAGGTGCTGCTACAAACTCACCATCTGAAAAATCAAAGCAAATTGGTAGAGATATTTCTGAAGGTTTGATTATTGGAATGGAAGAAAGACTTCCAGCAGTGAAAGCAGCAGCACAAAGAGTAACTGCTACAGCAATGGGCGATATGGTTCAAACACCATCTGGATTGCTTGTTCCAAAGGGTGCATCACTTGGTGGAACAACAAAACCAGAACCAGTATTTTTAGGCATGCCAGGAATGGTTGCAAGACAATCAAGATTTGGTGCTTTCCGTGATAATGTTTCAGCACGATATGCTGCTTTCCAAGAACGTAATGCAGCAAGACAAGAAAGATTTAGAGCATTCTCACAAAGAACATCTGGTGTTGCAATGGGTCTTTCTGCAGCAACATTTGCAGCATCATTTGCTCCAGGACCTATAGGTGATATGGCACAAAAGGTTGCTCCAGTAGTTGCTGGATTCCAAACCCTATCCATGATTCTTCCTATGCTATCTAATCCATTTGTTGCACTTGGTGCAGCAGTTGTTGCATTAGGTGTGGGTTTCTGGGCATTTAATAGATCAGCGCAAAAGGCAGCAAAAGAATTAGCAGATGCTGCTAAAAAAGAAGCAGAAGCAAGAGTTGGAAGTGCTAGAGCAATTCTTGAGTATGGTAAATTTATTGGAGATAAGGCTCTTCCATCATCTGCACAGTTTAGTAGAGATAATAAGAGACTTATTACAGCAGATGAAGCAAAGGTAAGAACATTTACTGACTTCTATAGTCAAAAGAATTCTGCTGCAACTGCTGCAATTAATGCTGGTGCTGAACAAGGACAAACGGGTGGTATCAATGCTATTGCATTTGACGTTGCAAATAGAGCAGCCATATTTGGGTTGGGACCTAAAGATATTGCAGCAAACATTAAGGCAGCAGCAGACCTTATTGGTGCAGATGAAATTAAAGTTAAGGCTGCTGTACAACAACTTCTTGCTCCAAATGGCAAGGATATTCTAAAGGAACCATTAACAATTCAAGCAAGAATTGACTTCCTTAATGCAGCAAGTATGCAAAGTATTAAGAGAGTCGGAACTGCAATTCAAGATGTATCAAAGATTAAAATTCCTAAGTCTTCTGGCATTGATGTTAATTATCAACAATTAAAAAACGCTGCTGGTGCACAAGAATCTATTAATAAGTCATATTCTGGTGGTTTCTGGAGTGAAGTTTTAGGTGCTGGAAAACAGTTAATGCGTGGTCTAAATTTCAATATTCCACTTGAAATTGATTCACTTAAAATATATAAAGATTTACAATCTAAGGTGCAATTAGCATCAATGCAATTAGATTTAGCATTTCAACAACAAACACAAAGTTTGGCTGTATTAAATCAGCAGTATGCAGATGGCACAATTAAACAAGAAGATTATAATAAACAATTTGATGCTATTTGGAATAATTTTGCAGGTATTGGATCATCTACAGTCGAATTAGTTAAGGCATTAGATAAAATTGATAGTAGTGGTGAATTAGCCAAGGATTCTTTGGCAGATCTTGCTACACAGGTATTTTCTACATTAGAAAAATCAAATCCAAAATTTGCAAAAAGAATTAAAGATGATTTGGCCAAGTTACCAAAAAATACACAAATTTCCCTGATGATGGGATTTGCTAATGGAAGTTTGACAATGATGGATCTTGTTCTTATTCCAAAAATATTAGAACAGATTTCTGGCAAAGAATATTCAGTTGCTATTAAGATTATTCAAACATCAGATTTGAGTAAGGGTGCTATTGCTCAAATGACAATACAGGAAGCACAAAAAGCACTTGACAAAGTTCAAAAGGCATTGGCAGGAGATAGAGCAAATAGTGCTTTAATTTTAGAAGAAGCAAGACTTAAGAAAACTATTGCTGATGCTAAAAAAGCACAAGAAGAGGCTGCAAAGGTATTACAAAATCCAAAAGAAACTCCAGGCACAAAAACTATTACAGATACTACTGGCAACACTCGTAAGACATTATTTACAGATGAGTTAATGAAAAAATTAAAGATGTTTAAATTAGAATCAATCAACGCCCTTGGTTCATATAATGATTTTGTTAAAGCATTAAGCAAGGACATGTCTGGCTTCAAGGGCATGGACAACCTAATGCGTAGTGCTGGTGCAACACAAGAAGCAATTGACATTATTAATAATATTGATTCTGAAACATTGAAAAAACTTGGCGATAGAATTTATAGACTTAAAGATGGAAAGGTTATTTTTGGAGATTTGGGTAATGCAATTCTTCAATTTACTAAAGAAAATTCTTTAATGACATTTGTTGATCAACAACAACAAATTGTTATAAATACACAAGAGCAAGTTACTGCATTTGGTAAATTACAAAAGGCTGGCCTATCTGCAAGTCAGATTTTAGCAGTATTGGAAAATGCTGCATTGACTGCTAACATAGCAGCAGAAGATATTAACTCTAATGATTTTAAGAATTTTATTGCTGGTGCCAAGGCTGGAGCAGAAGCAACAAAACAACTTGCTAAAGAATTAAAGGCTGCTAAGTTTGCTGCACAACAAGAACAGGAAACTGAAGCAGACAAAGTTGATCAATATTTCAAATATCAGGAAGTTGTTATTAAACAGCAACAGAGAAAGAACTTTATTGAACAACAGGGCATGTCCCCAGAAAAATATCAACAGGCAATTTCAGCACAAGAAGAAGTCGTTAAAGCAAAACAAAAAGAAGTTGATGCAATTAATGAAGCAATTGATAAAAAGCAAGAAGAAATTGCTCTTTGGAATAGAGGCCTTGATTTAATTGGTAGAGAAGAAGATAAAATCAATGATGCCTACAAGAAGAGAACCGATGCTATTGATTCACAAATTGAAGCATTAAATAAAGTTAAGGATATTAATTCTAAACTTGCTGAGCAGGAAAAACAAAAAACAAGCCTTGCCGATGCTTTGTCTCAAGGTGACATTTCTGCTGCTGCACAAATTGCACAAGATATGCAGGCCAAGGCTGCAGAAAACTCCACACAGTCATCTATTGACGCTTTGCAAGAACGCAAGAAGCAACTAGAGATTCAACAACAAAAAGAAATTGAAAAGATTCAGGTTGATATTAATGGCGTTCTCTATACAAGAACACAGTTGCAAGAAATGGTTAGAACTAAAGAAGATGAGATTTATACCATTCAACAAACCACTTTGAAAAAAGCACAAGATTTGGTTAAGGCTGAGCAAGATAAACTTGATAAGATGAATGAAGTTATTAATAAATATAACACTGATATGCAAAAGGCAATCGATGCTATTATTGATAAACAAGGAAGATCTAAGGCTGAGTGGGAGTTAATTAAAGAAGCAGTTAATGCAACAAATGATTATCTAGACACAATGGCTATTGATCTGGACGCTGTTGCATCAGGTGTTATATCTGTTGAGCAGGCATGGAATGCCGTTATAGCAGCCATCAATGGTGCCATCGCAGCACAAGCAGCATTTAAGGCAGGAACTGGTGCCACTGGCGGTGGCGGTGGTGGCGGAGGCGGAGGCAATGGTACAACCACAAACCCAGGAAATATTGATAAGACAAATGCAACGGTAAAAACCGAAACAGATAAACTACTTACATCAATAAAGAATGGAACAACCACAGATACTTCTGCAAGCAAGATTGCTAATGATATGGCAGCAAGCCTATTATCTGATAAAGCGGCTACTGCTGCATTAGGTGGCGTATCAGGAGTAATGTCCTCAGCACGTTATACTGGACAAGCAATTGCATATGCAGCACAGCAAGCAGCAGCAGAAAAACAAGCAGCAGCATTACAAAAACTTAAAGAAGCAGAGGCTGCAACAAAAGCAACAAAAATCATGATGTATGAAGATTCATATTATAGATCTGCTGGTGGAATTATTCCAAAATATTTTGTTGCTGGTGGCTATGCAAAGGGAACAGATACTGTTCCAGCAATGCTAACACCTGGAGAATTTGTTATGAGTCGTTATGCCGTAAGTAATTTTGGTTTGGATAGAATGAAAGCAATTAATAGCGGAAAATCTATTGGTGATAGCATGTATAATTATAACTTGACAGTAAATGCTCAATCCGATGCTTCACCAGAAGAGATTGCACAAACTGTAATGGCACAATTGCGAAGAATTGATTCTCAAAAACTTAGGGGGCAAAGAGTATAATGAGTACCACGGCCTATATGAATGGTAGACAAAGATATCAAAGACCACAGGCAGTCTTATGGTCAGAGAATTCTGGAACGCTTGTTAATGGACTGTATGTTCCAAATGGGCTAGAGGTTGGTCAGTATACTGGCGGTACATCAGATACAACACTATATAACCAATTCCTTATTTTATCAGATCACAATAGATCTCCATTAGATTTTTCACCAACCAGAATAGAAACACGTGAGAGAATGATTAATGGTAGGATGAGGTCTTACCATACAGCAGACAAGATGACAGTTTCAATGTCTTGGGATATGCTTCCATCTAGAGCATATAACATGAATGCTGAATTTAATTCTCAAGGAAAGTCTCCATACCATAAGAGCGAATACGAATATACTGCTGATGGTGGAGCAGGTGGAGTAGAGTTATTAGATTGGTACAATAATCATACTGGTCCATTCTGGATGTTTCTTGCATATGATAACTATAAGAACTTTAAAAATGCTGAAGAACCATTTGGACACATTAACCAATATAACGAATTGATTGAAGTTTATATATCAAACTTTTCATATAATGTTGCTAAGAGGGGTACTGGAACATCGTCAGAAGGTGGCATTGTTGGTCATGACATGTGGAATATCAATGTAACCCTGGAAGAGGTATAATGTTTCAAGATACAGATCTACAAAATCATCTAGAGACTTCTTCTACAATTAAAACACAGTCAGCAATTGTGGCTGAGTGGAACATGAATATTCCAACAAATATTTTACAAATTGGAAATTATAGATATAGACCAACAGACCCTGAATCTCTGTATAAAAATATCAATCCGTCATTTGATGAAAATGATATTAACGGACATTATACAGATGCAACTGATTCAGATATTACAGTTGATGGTGGAATTGATGAGGATGATCAGCCACAAGTATTTAAATCAGTAAAAGATAAGATGAAACTGTTATACTCTCTAGAAGATTGCTTCGGTGTGATTAGACCTAGATCTGGTATTAATAAGGCAGTTTATTTAAATGGCAAATATGTCCATCATTCTAATTTGAATATGTCAACAAGACCAAGATATTACATGGCAGACAAAAACGATACTTTTAAATACTGGACATCTTTTCGTACAGAGAATAACGTAGAGCGTGGTCTTGCTAATAACAATATTAATGGCGATTTCTATATTGATGATACTGCTCCATATGTAGTTTATAAAGATCAGGTACCATCAAATAGAGTAGTAATCAAAATGCAAACAAATGTTGGCTCAACAGATCTTGGACCTTTCTCAACAAATGCAGGAACATTCTCAGATCCACTATATGGAGATGCTAACCAAACAACTCCACAAAAATGGAAGGTACAGTTTTTAAAAAATAATAATTGGGTCGATGCAATATCTTTTAATAAAGCATCTGTTAGAAAAGATGGAACTAAGATTATTAAGTCTGACGGCTATGTTGAACTTGCATATGGATTAATTGTTCCAGATAAATATAGGGACATCTTTATTTATGCAGAAGACTATAATACAATCACCTTTTTACCAGAAAAGTCTATTGTTGGATATGCTTACTTAATTAAAAATAGCCAGCATGATATTGGAACATTTCATATTTGGACTGGAGAAGCCTATGAAACCTTTGCACCAACATATGGATGGTATCTACAAGAAGAAACGGTAGATAGACTCACCAACTTTGTAACAGACTTATCAAATCCAGATTATTTTAATGATCCTATGACAGCATCTAATAAGTATAGACAGTTTGAATATATTCAGGGTATCAGAATAGTGGTAGAAACTATGAACAAGGCCAACTCTACATTTGACCTTATTGAACTTTCGCCAAGACTATCAGCCAATATTTCTGATTTGACAACAAACTATTCAATAACAAAGTCGGCATCTGATCTATCTGGCTCAGCACTACCTGTTGGTCAACTATTAGCATCAACTGGTATGCTACAACTATTTGACTATAACAATTCTTTTAATATTAATAATCCAAATAGCATTATTGCAAAGTATACATCGAGACATCTTCAAATTAAGTTTTATGAGATTATTGTAAATGTTGATGGATATGATTATTATATTCCAATCAAGACAATGTACTCCGAAGGTTTTCCTGCCATCAATGCAAATACAAGACAGGTTGACATAACATTAAGAGATTTATATTTTTATTTTGAATCAATTACTGCCCCTCAGATGTTGATCCAAGATGCGTCACTAACATATGCTGTTTCTTTGTTGTTGGACTCAGTTGGATTTTCTAACTATGTCTTTAAGTTTATTAATAATGAAGCAAATGCTATTATTCCATTTTTCTATATTCCACCAGATAAAACTGTGGCAGAAATTTTAAACGATTTAGCAGTATCAACACAGACAGCAATGTTTTTTGATGAATATAATAATTTTGTAATGATGTCAAAAAATTATATTATGCCTTCTGAAACACAAAGAGGCATTGACATGACACTATATGGTACACAAGATTTTGAAAAAACTGGTGTCTACAAAAATAAACCAACATCAACAAAATTGGCTAACATTATTGAAGTTGCCTCTCAAGACAATGCAATTATCAATGATGGAAGAATTACATATAATACAAAGCATATACAAAGACAGTATGGTTCAATCAAGCAGGCAAGCATGGTTGATCAAGACAAGACCTGGATTTATCAACCTGCTCTATTGTGGGAAGCCACGGGTACAGAAGCAATCAAGTCTGTTAATCAAAACGTTACAAATATGTCCAACTTTGCCCTTGCTGCTATTCCATTAAATACAGATCTTTCAAGTGCTGTACCGACAGTAGTAAATAGAATGGTTGTAAACAATACCATGGACTTTGGTGAAGGCATTTCCTGGTTAACCAGATACAATGGATACTTCTATGCCAATGGTGAAATTATCAAATTTGATGCTGCACAATTTAACATTTCTGGATTTGGAAATGTTTGGATTACAAGCACACAAGAGTATCAGAACTATTTTTCTAAACTACCTTTTAATGGAAAAATCTATCCAACTGGATTGATCAGAATTTATAGCGAACCAAACTATGAAGAGGTTGGCGGAGTCCTTATGCTCAAAAATGGTGCAGTTGCAAAACACGGTAGAGGACAATTTGGAACACCTATAGTTTCACATAACGCAGGACTAGCATCTAACTGGTCAGACAATGCGTATGTTCGTGCATGTCAAATGAATGCAGACTATTTATTTACAGATAAGGTATTGCCTGCAACAGTTGAAGGTGTCGCAGGTATGAGACAAACACTTGCTAATAACACTACAAGAAATGGAATTATTAGAAACTTTTTGTCAAGTAGATATTTAACAGAAACAGAAGTTAATAGCAAAAAGAGTACAGATACTGGTACCGTTCAGTCATCTGCTCTGGTAATGAATGGCCCTTCTTTTGCAACAGCAGATAGACCATTAGATTATATTTCTTATGTTTATAAACCATTGAATGATAGATTTAAGCATTTTGGTACACGTATGCGTATTATTGGTAAAATTGAAAATAGTGAGAGTCGTGGTCAAACACCAATTGGAACTGGTATATATTATACTGTTACAGGAACCACCCCACAAAATAGTTTACAGATTGGTGGATCTTCTGGTGGTTTAGCAGTTATGGTTAATCCAAATACAAACAATGGATATTACTTTGAGTTGGCAGCACTTACAGCAAACAATATAGAGGCGTATAGTGATCAGGATTCTGGAGTAAGTAATGTTATTTTTTATAAAATTAAAAAAGACGCATCTGGTGAATTAGCAGTTCCAATTAAACTATGGTCTGGACTTGCCGAGGTTTTAGTAGACTCTGGAACGCTTGTTGGCCAATATAGAATTTCTGGACAAGATAAGCAAACGGTATATGACCTTGGAGTAGAATATTTGGACATAGGAAATATAAGAAGGTTTTTCTTGTATATTAATAACAGACTTGTTGCTACAGTAGATGATACAGATCCTCTACCAAAATATAATAATATGGCATTATTTTTGCGTGGATCTTCCAGGGTAATGTTTGAAAATGTTTATGCATTAACAAATAACTATAGTCAGAATACCGCATATGCCCTAGACCTACCTATAAACAATATATATTCTGATAGTGAAATTAATACCAATGAGGCTTTTAGAAAGTATGCAATGAGTGGTGTAATTCAGGGCACATACCTATCTGGAATCAATCCAGCAGAACCACCTGCATATAAGATATACTTTGACGAATTTGGCACAATCATGAGAGAGGCACATTACTTTAATGTAAAATATGATAAAGCCTTTCCTGCACTTTATGCAAAATTGTCACCAACATTTAATAACATTAAGGGATATACTGTCTCTGGCTTTAGGGCAGGATCGTATGCAGCAGAATTTATGGTATTTAATGCAACAGACAAAGCATTAAGTTTGGACAGCGGTAGTGGAAATTATTTAAGAATTCAAGGCGTAACATTTACGCAGCAGTCTCAGAATGATTATACTGTGGATGAGTATTTTACTAAAAATTCTAATTTTTCTAATCCACAATTTAAGGGAACCAATTTAATATCTTCTCCATTTAAGGTTAATAAACTTTATGAGGATATTAAAATAAGTAGATTAACTCATGGTAAAAAAGATTTTTCATTAAATGCACCATACATACAATCATATGACGATGCACAAAATATGATGGAATGGATTATTTCAAAAATCTCTAAGCCAAGAAAATCTATTGGTCTTAAAATATTTGCAATGCCAACATTACAACTTGGAGATATTGTTAATATTAAATTTAAACAAGAAGATGTAGATGTTTTGGTTTCAGATACAGACCGTTTTGTAGTATATAATATTGAATATAGCAAAGATGGTCATGGCCCTAACATGACGGTATTTTTAAGTGAGGTAAAATAATGGTAGAGGCAACACCCAACTTACCAACAATTGTTCCATCAACATCAACGTCAGGAATCAAAGTAGCGACACCTGATCTAATTATTACAACCGAAGAGGTCGTACCAGTAGAGGTAATGACAGACCTTCTATTTGAGGATATAGGTGCTGAGGAAATTATTAATATAGCAAGAAACGATATTGTTGCAGGTCAACTAGTATCCTACCAACCAATCAAAAACCTAACAAGCATTTATTTGCAATATAATCCACAAAATGTTTTATCATTACAAAATACTGCAAATACATTTTTTAAGAATTTCCCAATCAAGTTTGAAAACAAGGTGCCAGATGTTGGTACTGGACCCAATGGGGAAATTGTCTATATCGATTCAGAAACTGGGGACATCATTATTAATGTTATTAACCTAGAAGAAGACGAGCAGGTAGAGGTTCAAATGCTAAACGCTGGGGACCTACTTAATGATACAATATATGAGGTGAATAATTAATGATTACTAATACTGGGAAAAGAATTTTAGCCAAATACCTTATTGGCCAGGCTCCAGCCTACGCCTCTTACATTGCTATTGGATGTGGACCAACCCCTCTAGATACTGGGGACAACTTTGCAGATTATTCAAATAAGACAAACCTAGATTTTGAGATGTTTCGTGTTCCAATTGCTTCTCGTGGTTTTGTAACTGAGAACGGTATTTCTAAGATTGTATTTACTGCTGAACTACCTAGTGAAGAAAGATATGAGTTATCTGAAGTAGGAATTTATTCTGCAGGATCCAATAATACAGCAGGTGCTTATGACAGTAAAACTTTGTTTGCTTATTCTCCAGAGGAAAACTGGGAAGAGCACCTTTCTGGAGAAGAGCAGGCAACGTCAATTCCATCAATATACACACCACTAAATGGTTCAGAAGATAGTAATAATATTGTTACAGATCTCAATGTTTTACAAACAAACGCTAACAATAGAGTATTTAATGATGCAAACAGAGTTGCAAGATATGAGCGTTGCCGATTTTTAAATAATATTGTTGCTGTTAGAGGTAATCATTGCAATATTCAAAAACAAACAGTTAATGGTATTTCTAGACTTTCCGTTGTTGGAGATGAGAACCATATTCATCAATCTGGATTAGTAGCAGACTTTAGCAAGAATGCACCAACAGATGAGTTACGATTTGCTTTCAGTGTAGCAAATACTATTGCAGATTCAAATGAAGTTCCAGATGCTGTTCGTATTATTGTTGAATTTTCTTCAGATGATGGTGGATCTAATTTATCATCTAGCCAAACAGCAAAATTAGAAATCGATGTACCAAATGGCACAGGATCAGGACAGTATGACTTTAGCACTAACCGATATGTTGTTGTCAAAAAGCAATTACAAGAACTATTTAAAACAAACCCATTTGCCTGGAGTGCTATTAATGTTGTAAAGATTTATTCATGTGTTATTAAAAATGGTGAGCCATCAGAAAATTTCTTTGTGTGTATTGATGCAATGAGACTTGAAAATGTTTCAACAGAAAATGCTTTGTACGGATTAACTGGATATTCTGTTATTAAAAATACAAATGCAGAAACAATTGTAAAATTACAAAATACAACTAATTACCTAGAATTTAGATTTGCCCTGGATGTGCAATAATGTCAGATGCAGGAATAAAGAAGGTTGTTATAAAGTCTTCTGATTTACCACCACTTGGTAAAGATAATAATGTTATTTTAAGATACAGGATTATTTCTGAAGATAGAAACAGAATGTCACATTGGTCTCCACAATATAACCTAGTTGAAAAAACTCCAACTACTGTTACTGGTGTTATTGAGGTTGGATCTAAAACTATAAATGTTGTATGGAGTGATTCAGATAACAATGTAAATAAAGATGCCTATGATGTTTTTGTTAAATTTGATAATGGTCAGTATAAATATGCTGGTACATCATACGTACATAGTTTCTCATTTTTAAAAGAAACGGCAAATAGCGTAAGTGTAGCAATTCAATTCGAAGGAATTACAAAAGAAAGAAATACAAAATTAACAATATACGAAGGTACCGAACCTTTGGTATAATTGGATAAGGAGATACTATGTCAAAAATACCACTACCAGAACGAGGTCAGCCAATGGATGTGACCTACATCTATCAGATTGCTAATGCAGTCAATGATCTTGCCAGCCAAATTTCACCATCTACTTATAAGTATGTAACCGTTGATACTGTTAATGCAGGCAAGCAAAGTGTCAAAGCATCTGAAGCCAGAATCATCGGTGGATATGTAAATATTTATTCAGATACTACTGTAAACAGCGGAAACGAAAAATCATTTTCATATGACTTTCCAGCAGACTTCAAGTATGCACCAATTTGTACAGCAACACCAATAAATGTTGGCGGTACACCAGCAGGTGGAAATGTATCTGTGGTATTAAAAACAGTTAATACTTCTAGGGTAGAGGGTGTAGTTCGTTTTAACACTAGCGGAAACTTAACTGTTGGGGTCAATCTAATAGTTATTGGTATTCCGAACTAATGTTAAAATGTGATAAGTGTCACAAAAGAATGTTTCTAGATAGACAATATACTAAAGCCGATCACTTAGAAACTTTTTGTTTGACATGTGGATCACGCAAATTTTTTCACCCACCAACTGATTCAAATGAGGGACAATGGCTATTAAAAAAGGAAGCATTGAGAGCGAAGGTTACAATAACGCCTCTGTAATTCCTGGAAACAAAAAGGTTTGGTTTCTAAATGGTGATCTTGTTCGAGTTCATCATTTAAATCGTTCTAATGGAATAATGTCTGTTTATAATATTACAAAAGATAGAATTGAAAGTTGTCTTATTAGTGATTTTAAAAATAATAGAGAACGTGCCTATACAGTTGGAGAAACTGCAGAACTTGTAAATAGACACAAAAAGTATATGCCATCACTTATGAAGCGTGGGGTTATTCCATTTCCAATGGGATCTCAAAAGGGTGGGGCTAGGGGTTGGCAAGTTAGATCATATTATTCTGAATCGCAGGTAAAGGAAATTCGTGATATATTGGCTACATACCATATTGGCAGGCCAAGAAAAGATAAATTAATTACAAATGATATAACACCCTCACGCCAAGAGTTGACAAGGCGAATGGGGGACGGTATACTTACATATGTAAAGACTGAAGATGGTAGATATATACCAGTTTGGAGTGAAACGCTTTAATGGGTCATAAACCAGCCTTTATGGGGCAGAATGACCAGCAACTTATGGTAGGGGCTAAAAACCCCTATAAAGTGGCTTTAATGGATGATTTGGCACCTTCCATAGAAAGACAATGCTTGACTTTCACAGACTTCTGTGATATGATTGTTTAAAACACATAGGAGAAAATATAAATGGAAAATGAGAATACTAAAGTTTCTGTAACATTGGGTTATACCCTCAACCTTGGAAATTTTCAATCCTTGAGACTGGATCTTGGGGTTGTAGATTCAAAGCGTGATGGAGAGAATACTAACGATGCTTTTGAAAGAGTCTACAAGTTTGTAGAAGATAAACTAACTGAAAAAATTGCTGAAGCAAAGTCTGAGTTAGAAGAGTAGTAATGGCTGAGCGCAAAGACCGCATGGCTTTGCTTAGTCGTTATAGCAAATTATATACTCAGCGATATGAGCAGAAGCCATCTCTCAATTTAAACGTAGAGCAATGGGCTGCAGATGCATTGATTGAATCATATGGATTGCCAGCATGTTATGATTTGTTATCCTATTATTTTGAAATTGCAAATGAACCAAATTGGAAGTATTACGTCAATTATGCAGATGCTATAATTGAAAAACGAAATCAAATAGAACAAGACAAAAGAGAACGAGAAGAGAGACGAGCAATGGCTAGGAAGTGGTTAAGTGAATAATACTGAGAATAAACTTATTACCGCTGTACTTGAAGATAGACAGGTTCACGTACTCTTACAAGCAAATGTTGACAACATCCTAAGAACTCATGGAGACATTTGGAACTTTATACGAAACTATTCTGAACACAATGGATCCGTTCCACCACTATCCCTTGTTGTTGAAAAGTTTAGAGACTTTACACCTTCTACTGGAGTGGGAGCAACAAAGCATCACCTAGATGAATTGCAGGCAGAGTATTTAACAGATAGTCTTAAAGATATTCTTAGGGCTACTGCAACAGAGGTACAGAGTGGCCAAGGTCCTGCAGCACTTGAAACACTGATTCAGAAAACTTCAGAATTAAAAAAGAACACTGCTGCAATTCGTGATATCGATGTTACGGATTTAGATTCAGCAGTTGCATATTATGAACAAGTAAAGAGGCAACAAGAATTAGGTTCTGTTGGAATTAAAACTGGTTTACCAGGATTTGATAATTATCTTCCAGCAGGAATCATGCCAGGACAGTTGGGTGTCTTCCTAGCATATCCTGGTATTGGTAAGTCTTGGCTTTCTTTGTACTTTGCTGTACAAGCATGGAAGCAAGGCAAATCCCCATTAGTCATTTCATTGGAAATGAGTGAGACAGAAGTTCGTAACCGTGTATTTACAATTATGGGCGAAGGTCTTTGGTCACATAGAAAACTCAGTTCTGGACAGGTTGAGATTGACATGCTTAAGAAGTGGCATGGAGATCGTCTTGTTGGAAAACCCGAATTTCATATTATCTCTAATGACTCTGGTGGAGATGTAACTCCATCTGTCCTGCGTGGAAAGATTGATCAGTACAAACCAGACTTTATTATTGTTGACTACCTACAACTCATGAGTCCAAATCAAAAGTCTGACAATGAGACGGTACGTATGAAGAACCTCTCTCGTGAATTAAAGTTAATGGCAATTGCAGAAGAAGTACCAATTATTGCAATCTCATCTGCTACTCCAGATGACGTTACTAAACTCGATACCGTTCCAACATTGGGTCAAACTGCTTGGTCTAGACAGATCGCATATGATGCTGACTGGGTTATGGCACTTGGTCGTGGAGCCAATAGCGACATTATTGAATGTGTATTTAGAAAGAATAGAAATGGTTTTATGGGTGAATTCTTGGTTGAAGTAGACTTTGACAGAGGACATTATAGATATAAAGACTTTGAGAATTGAGATAGCAGATATAATATGATACATGGCAACTTTTCATCACAAACCATTGAAGAAGTTCAATCTCAACGGAATGATCAGCGACGAGGCTGTAATCTGGAGATTGAAGGAGGAGTATATCCGCCTTCTGGTTACAGAAATGCGATTGGCAGGTTATGTACCAAGACTTGACATAGTGCCAGATTTTACGGTAGACTATAACGAAAAGAAAAAATTTTTTGAATTTGAATTAACATTATACGGAGTATACATAGGAAGAAGACAGAGCGAATGGATAATAGGACTAGACGAACACAAAGCAATACCTACACCAAAGAACAAATTAAAAGAGTTCTCACAGGTTCGGGAATCACAATCGAATCAGAAGTAGATTCTGATTATATTATCTTTTGTCCATTTCATTCTAATACAAGAACTCCTGCTGGCGAAGTGCATAAAAGCGATGGAACATTTTTTTGTTTTTCTTGTCAGAAAGTCGCAGATTTAGTAGAACTTGTTATGCACACGTCTGGTCGCACTTATTTTGAATCTATTCGTTTTATCAAAGGTAAAGAATCTGAATCTAATTTAGAAAAAGATATTAACCAAGCACTTTATGTTAAACCAGATTTTATCCAGTTTGATGAGATATTGATTAAAAGATTAAATTCTCAGGCAATGGAATCTCCAAGAGCAAAAAGATATTTTTCAGGCAGACTAATTACCGAACAGTCAATGAAAAACTTTTGGCTTGGATTTTCTGAAAAGCAAGATATGGTCACTGTTCCAGTACATAGCCCAGATGGAATGATTATTGGTTTTGTTGCACGAACCATCGAAGGTAAAGAATTTAAGAATACCCCAGGATTACCAAAATCAAAAACTTTATTTAATTTGCATAGAGTAAAAATTGCAGACAAGGTTTATGTGGTTGAATCCTCATTTGATGCTATTAGATTAGATCAGGTTGGTTTCCCAGCAGTGGCTACTTTGGGTGCAAATGTTTCAAATGCACAAATAGAATTGCTTCAAAAATACTTCAATAATATTATTGTTATTGCAGATAATGATGAGGCAGGCGGTAACATGAAAGATCGATTAATTGAAAGATTAGGTTCTCGTGTTAGCGTAATTCAGTTAGATAAACAATATAAAGATATAGGCGATATGGACGACACGTCAATTAAACAATTAGAATATCAGTTTGACAAGTCAATACTGTCTATGCTAAACTAAGATAACAAACAAGGAGAAAAAATGAGCGTAATTAAAGGACTCAAAGATATCAATGCCTTGCTCGACAAGCCAAAGTATGAAGGTACTGGACAAAAGGTTCGTTGGGTAAAGTTGGCTGATGGACAATCAGCAAAAATCCGATTCGTAGAAGAACTAGATTCGGACTCAGCAAACTATGCAGAGAGCCGTGGTTTATCTGTAGTAGTTGCAGAACACACTAATCCAAAAGATTATAAGCGTAAGGCTGCATGCACAATGGAAACAGAAGGTCGTTGTTTCGGTTGTGAAATGGCCAAGAAGGAACCGAAGTCTGGCTGGAGAGCACGTCTTCGTTTCTACTGCAATGTTTTGATTAATGATGGTCTTGAAGATCCATATATTGCTGTATGGTCTCAAGGCATTAGCAAGCAATCAGCATTTAATAATATTCGTGAATACGCACTTGACACAGGTAGCGTATCAAACCTTGAATGGAAGTTAAAGCGTAATGGTCAGGGTACTGAAACCAATTACACACTTCTTCCTACCAAGCCAGATTCAGAACCATTTAAGTGGGATGGTCTTGAATTCTTCAACCTAGAAAAGGTTGTTCGTGAGGTTCCATATCCAGAACAAGAATCATTCTATTTTGGATTTGACACACCTTCTGTTACTAGTACAAATATCGACTGGTAATAGATGTCTTACGTAGGCTTACACGTACACACCCATTACTCGTTATTTGACGGGATTGCTACTCCAGAAGAATACGTGAACCGTGCAGTTGAGTTAGGGATGCCAGCATTGGCAATCACTGACCACGGTACTTTATCTGGGCATAGGGAACTGCACCGTATTGCAAAAGCAAAGGGTATTAAGCCTATTCTCGGCGTAGAAGGCTATATGTGTTCTGATAGATTTGACACTAGAGATAAGTCTGAAAGAGATGGAGATCTAGATCTAGTCTATAACCATATAGTCCTTCTCGCCAAAAATAAAATTGGTTTGGAAAACCTAAACAAGATTAATGAGATTGCGTGGACAGAAGGATATTTCAAAAAGCCACGATTTGATTTTGAAACTTTAGAAAAATATTCAGAAGGCATTATTGTTACATCTGCTTGCCCAAGCAGTGTTTTGGTTAAGGCTTTGGAAAATAGTGAATTTGCTATAACCAAAAAATATATTGAATGGTTTAAAAAAGTATTTAAGGATGACTATTATATTGAGGTCATGCCACACAATGAGTCAGAAATCAACAAGCAACTGATTGCTCTGGCAGATGAGTATAAGATTAAGGTTGTTGTTACTCCAGACTGCCACCACAGCACAACAGATCAAAAAGAAATTCAAGAGTTTAAATTACTCTTAAATACACATGTCAAGATTGACAAAGAACACACTTTTGAAAAGTCCAAAAAGCATACCAACATGATGAAGCGTTTAGATTATTTGTATGGTGCTGACAGAGACATAACTTTTAATAAGTTTGATATTCATTTACTATCATACGAAGAAATAAAGGCTGCAATGGAAAAGCAGGGTATCGATAGACCAGATATTTATGCTAACACATTAGAGATTGCTAATAAGGTAGAGGATTACGATATACAAGAAGGC